TTCCACCTTATAATCTTGATGAGTTAGCATTTTTCTATGAAAACTCTTTTGCAAATCATGCTGCTATAAACGCTAAAGTATCAAATATTGTTGGCTTAGGCTATTCATTTAAAAATACTGATGCAACAGTAGCAAAACTTGAAGAAGCATCTTCAGAGGATCAATTAATTAGAGCACAAAGAAAACTTCAAAGATTAAAAGCAGAACTTACAACATGGCTAGAAGATTTAAATGATGAAGATACATTTAGTCATATTCTTGAAAAAGTATATACAGATGTTGAATCAACAGGAAATGGATATATAGAAATTGGTAGAAAAGTTAATGGAGAAATTGGCTACGTTGGCCATATACCTTCAACAACCATTAGAGTTCGCCGTAACCGTGATGGATATATTCAGATAGTAAATCAAAAAGTTGTTTATTTTAAAAATTTTCAGGGAAAAGAAAGAAATGAAATAACAAATGATCCAAGACCAAATGAATTAATACATATAAAGAAATATTCACCAAAAACTTCATATTATGGTGTTCCAGATACAATAGCATCATCAGTTGCTATGGTTGGAGATAATTTAGCAGGTAGATATAATATTGATTATTTTGAGAATAAAGCAGTACCAAGATATATTGTTACCTTAAAAGGAGCAAAATTATCAGTTGACGCAGAAGACAAATTATTTAGATTCCTACAATCTGGTCTTCGTGGTCAAAATCACAGAACATTATATATACCACTTCCAGGTGACTCAACAGATAATAAAGTAGAGTTTAAAATGGATCCAATTGAAAACGGAATTCAGGAAGGCTCATTTGAGAAATACCGCAAATCAAATAGAGACGATATTTTGATGGCACATCAAGTTCCATTTTCTAAAGTGGGTGGTGGTGCTGGAGTATCTATTGCATCTGCCTTATCATCAGATAGAACATTTAAAGAGCAGGTTGCTAGACCAGCACAAAGAAATCTTGAAAAAGTAATCAATAAGATTATTAAAGAAAAAACAGACATGCTTTATTTTAAGTTAAACGAACTGACTCTAACAGATGAAACAACACAGAGTCAGATTGATGAACGATACCTACGTATGCAGGTAGTAGTTCCAAATGAAGTAAGAGAAAAACTTGGTTATCCATCTCGTATGGGAGGTCAAGAGCCTATTGTTTTGGGTGCTCAACAAAGAGCAGAGATTACCGCCCAATCAACTGGAAACAGGACTAGAGATCAACAAAGAACAGATAACAATAGTGACTCTACTTCAACCACTACAGGTCGAGGACCTGGTGGCGAGGGTAGAACAGTACTATAGGATATAAGTTTTAAAAATCTCTTATAAACACTTATATAATGGAAGTAGTATGACTAATATGCATAAGGCATTTTGGCATTCAGAAGATAACTCTATCAAGTTATCCATGCCGATAGCCAAAGTCGATAAAGAAAAAAGAATGGTTTCAGGGTTCGCAACCCTAGATAATATTGACAAGCAATCAGACATTGTCCCAACAGATGTTAGCATTAAAGCCTTTGAGAGATTTAGAGGTAATCTTCGTGAAATGCACATGCCAGTTGCGGTAGGAAGAGTAATGTCATTTAAGTCAGATAAGTTTTATAACAGACAAGAGGATAAATTTTATAATGGGGTATATGTAGATGCATACATTTCTAAAGGTGCTCAAGACACTTGGGAAAAAGTTCTTGATGGTACTCTTTCTGGTTTTTCTATTGGTGGTAGTATCAAAGATTCTGAAGATCAGTATGACCCCCAGATGGATAAAGCAATTAGGGTTATTAAAGACTATGACCTACATGAACTCTCACTAGTTGATAATCCAGCAAATCAGTTTGCTAACATTGTTTCTATTCAAAAAGCAGAAAATGGAGAAAAAACATTTGACGGTATTATGACAAAAATGTCACTTGAAAATGTATATTGGTCAAAAGATAATAATCTTATAAGACTATCAAAAGAAGAAGATGCTCGTTCAGGCGAGGTACTAATTGGTTTTGTTGAAACAGCAGATGTAGAAAAAAATGAAACAATAAAGAATTTAATTAAGTCATATGACAATACAGTTACAAATGAAAATACCCCAAATAAAAATCCACATCAAATGGAAGATTGTACAGATCCTCAAAACTGTCCAGATCATATGGCCATGTGGCATGATAAAAAGAAAAAAGATGAAAGTATGGCCAAAGCAAAAGATATTAAAGTTGGCGACATGGTTACTTGGAACTCTAGCGGTGGATCTGCTAGTGGAAAAGTTACTAGGGTCGTTCGCAATGGAAAAATAAAAGTTCCTAATAGTTCTTTTACTATTACAGGAACTCCAGAAGATCCAGCAGTTGCTATTAGGGTTTACAGAGATGGAAAACCTACAGACACAATTGTTGGACACAAGATGAAAACTTTAAATATGTCTTCATCTAAAGCAGATGGTATTAATTTACTTTCTGAAAATTCCGTAAAGGAGGGGAATGATATGGCAAAAACAAAAAAAGAAACAACAAATGTTGTTGAAGATTCTAAAATTGAAAAAACAGATGTCGCAGAAAATGAAGTAGTCCTTGTTGACGAAATCATCAAATCTGATTCTGACAATGCAGAAGCACCAGCAGAAGCAGCAGCAGAAGCACCAGCAGAAGCAGCAGCAGAAGCACCAGCAGAAGCAGCAGTAGAAGCACCAGCAGAAGTTGCAGCAGAAGCACCAGCAGAAGCAGCAGTAGAAGCAGAGGAAGCAGCACCTGTAGTTGAAGATGCCGCTACTCCTGTTGAAGAAAGCAAGGATGCTGACTTGGCAAAGGCTGTAGAAACAGTCCAAACTTCTGTAGATGAAGTTAGCAAGTCCGTTACTGCAGCAGTTGGAGATTTAGTGGCAACAGTAAAATCAATTAATGAACAAATTGCCGAATTAACAAAGAGCATTGCCAAAGTAAACGAGGAAGTTACATCAATTAAAGGTAATGTAGAAGAGTTTGGAAAGCGTGTAGATGCAGTAGAAGATGACACCGCTATCCGTAAGTCTGGCGACCTCGGCGGGGTCGAACAGGGAACAAAAATCAAAAAAGGATCGATGTGGGGCGGGCGTTTCCTCAATTCCGCTGACCTCTATCGTTAACATTCACTGGGAGGTGAAAAAATTATGTCAGAAGAAATTTTAGAAAAAGCAGCAGCAACAGGCTCAATTGTTTCTGGTGGAATTGGTACAGTATCAAGTCCAGCAGCAGGCAAATTAGGTCCTGCAGGATCAGCAGCACCAGCAGATGGTGGTGGTATCCTGAATGCTGAACAATCAGCACAATTTATCGAATATATTTTCGATCAACAAGTTCTTGCTCGTGACGGTCGCCGTGTAACAATGCGTGCCAACTCAGCAGAACTAGAGAAGTTAAATGTTGGCGAACGTGTTATCCGTGCGGCTGCACAAGCAGAAGCAACATACACAAACGCTGGCGTTACTTTCACAAAGGTAGAAATCACAACAAAGAAGATTCGCCTTGACTGGGAAGTATCATCAGAAGCATTAGAAGATAACATTGAAGGTGCAGGTTTAGAAGATCACTTAGTTCGTACAATGACTCGTGCATTTGCAAACGATCTTGAAGACCTTGCTATCAATGGAACAGGAACAGGCACAAACGCCTTCCTAAACATCTTAGAAGGTTTCTATGTTAAAGAACAAACTGGTAATGATGTTGGTGGTGCATATGGTACAGACGTTGAAGACTTGCAAAACCTTGTGTTAGCAATGCCACGTAAGTATCGTGCATCAAGAGCAGCCATGAAGTTCTATGCTTCTAGCGAAACAGTAGCCGCGATCATCAATGGTCTCGGATCAAGCGGTAACTTACCATCAGAAAGAATCGTAGAACGTGTAATTGACGGAATGGCACCACAAACACTTGGTGCTCCAATTCAATACCGTGTTCTAGGTATTCCACTGGTAGAAGTACCTTTGATGCCAGCAGGCTTCGTTTCATTGACATTCCCAGAAAACCGTATTTGGGGATTCCAAAGAGACGTTACTGTTCATCGTGAATTCCAACCTAAGAAAGATACTATCGAGTATACAACTTTCTTACGTTTTGGTGTTCAAGTTGAAGAAACAGATGCAGTAGCATTTGCAAAAGCCTAAATAATATTTAGGACATTAGAAGGGGGGACACTAAAAATGTCTCCCCTTCAACATTTTATATAAATGATATAATTAGTAAGGAGGATTTTATTTAAATATGGAAATATTAAATCAAAGACAATATAAAAAAGTTACTTCCCTTACCGCCACTTTTACAATTTCTCCAAGTGGAGCATACACATTAGATTACGAAGACCTTTATACAGGAGAAACATTTTCAGCATCTGCATCAACAATTTCTGGAGCAGTATCATTTACTTTAGCACCAAAATATTTAG